GGGGTTGTTATCTCATCTGCGTTTGGATAACCAAAAACTGCAAGCAATGGAACAGAACTGATATGCAAAATATTATCAAGGTCACTTTGTATTTGATAATGCTTGAGGTTTAGTTCTGCTATGTCATACAAAGGGCTTCTCGATTCATACATTCCCACTCGGTTTGAATATGCAACAGAAAAAGGAATCTTATCTTTTATGCTCATCTCTCCCTCGTCATGTAATTTATATTCACCCTTGTTGTTTTTTCTATGAATTTCATATCTACCAGGTTCTAATACCCTGATCTGCTTAACAATCTTTTCTCCATACTTTCCATCAGACTCAACCACCTGTTCCATCAATCTAAGTTGAGATAACTTTCTCACACCATTAACAATATCTGTCCTCCAGCCAAGAATATCTTTTGGCGCATATGTGACCCAATATGGCCTTGCCTTTTCTCCATCTTTTGGGGCATCAACAAGAACACCAACATGACCAAAAGAAATCGCAACCCTAGCCGTCTGATATAACCAAACATTAAGATCATTACCTTCAAGGTCTACATCAAATAACTGCTCTCTAACTAAATCAGATACATCATCAAGTCTGATAGGTTTTCTGACAAGCATACCGCTTAACATTTTCTCAATGCGCTGCAAATATGGAACTACTGTTGATCTACTTAATCTAACGTCATATGAATCATCAGTTTCCCTGCTCTCCTGTGGGAGGTATTTTCTATGTTCACTCCTGATCTTATATGTTCCCTCTTTTAAATCTTCAACCAAACCCCAGAAATTTGCCATCCTCTGGTAGGCAGCATTAGGACTTGCAACCGTTGTAGGAGCTAGTGTTACAGGCTGATTGTAAATATTCAGAGAGCTATACACGGTTTTTCCTCATAGTACCATTACTTTTAATATATTCTAATACCAGTTGGCTTGCCTGTTCTACCATAAAGAATATTAAATTCACGATAAATTAAATAACCTAGTGCATCAACATGGTGGTCATATCCATTCTGTTTATCTGGATCTCCTGTTTTTTCATCGTAACTTTGCAACTCAAGACACTCAATCAAACGAGTGCAACGGGCATGAATCGCCAAACGTCTTTCCCCTTTGCCGTTCTGTAGTAACGCATTGACGGTTGCAACTCGATCTTTGATAAAGGGATTGCTCTTGAGAGCCATTGAACTGAAGCCGTAACTTGTGAGTATGGCAATATCTGTCTTTGATGCGTTAATCGTTGAACGTGCTGAACCACTTGCGTCTGGGTAAACTAATATTCTGTTTGAAGGGTAGCGTCTTTTAATTTCCTGTGCCAAGGCATCTGTATCATTTTGTTTTGATATTTCATCTATGATAAATAACTTATCTCCAGACTTGACACCAACCACCGCATTACAGTTCATCACGTTAAAGTCCACCCCGATTCTTAACACTTCCATCTTGATGTCAAACGGGATCTGATTAATAACGTGGTCATTACGATTAAAACGGTCATAAACCTGACCGCTTGTGAGGTTGACCCATTGGCCTAGTAAGTAAGCTTTTATAAGTTGAGGTGGATAATTTTCTTCAAGAGATTCAATGAAATTGTCGGGTAGATATGGATTATCTTTTGTCTTTGCCTGTATCAATCCTGTGTCAGATTTTTTATTCTTTTCAAAGGTTTCAAATGCCCAGCCATGACCTTCGGGAGTTGTTGTTGCATAGAATTGCTGAACATTACCAGATCTAAGTCTTGCGAGTGCCATGTTCATTGCCTGTTCTGCGTCACGTTTTGGAACAGTATCTGCTTCATCAAATCCCACTGCACATAGGTTTTGCCCTCTTAATCTTTGATATGTAAGCATTGTTCTTAACAAGATAGTATGTACGCCTTCTTTAAATTCCAAGTTGTATTCAGGTAATGGTGATGCTCTGAATGTGAAAGGTATTTGCCATTGATCCAATAGTTCGTTCATTGTTCTTTGCAAAATATCTCTAAGCATTGGTGCAGTCGGTTCAAAGATGGCCGACACATGACCAACATTAAGTGCTGCCAGTATGCAAGATTTTGAAATTAGTGCATGAGTTTTACCAGCACCAAAGCCACAGACAAGAGCTAATTTTCTATGGTCGAGATCATCACAAAACTTTGATTGATGTGGAAGTAAATCTTGATTAATACGCTCTATTGCTTCATCTGCTGTCGGTAAATCATAAGCACCGATTTGATATAAAACTTTTCCAGGTTGAACTGTATCTAAAATGCTCACGAAATAATCTGTGCAAGTTTAGCTGCTGTATTAATCGCACCAAGGGCAATATGAAGATGACCTTTTTCTCTTGCTTCCACTTGAAGCGTTGCAGCTTGCGATAAAAGATCTGCCACCATTTGAGGTCTTTCCATATCCCAATCGGCCTTCATTTCGGCTCTAGCGATCTCTAAATACTTATCTGCCGTTGTCGCACTGACCCCCCAATTCTTCAAAGCATATTTAACGCAATCAGATCTACGACCACCCTTGGCAATAATCTCGCCAAGTTTGCGTGACCTCATGAGAGTTTCTATTTTTGTACCTTTTTTAGCCATTACATAGATGTTACACGTAAAAGCGAAAATATGAATATTTGTGTAATTTGAGACTCATTTGAGACTAAGGGTTGTTCTCACGTTCCTAAGTGTACCCACTAATGCTTAAGACTTACCTAACCCTATATATCCCCCTATATTATCTATTATTATATATATATATATAACATAGAGAACATAGAGAACATATATATATAATATAGTGATTTCAAGGATTTTAAGCGTTCCCAGTAGTGAGAACAGGGGTGAGAACAGGAGGGAACCACACCCACTTAGGTGTTCCTTCCAACCTCTTTCTTTTACGTTCATATTGTAAGGATTTGAGAATGGATGAGACAGTCATTATGTCAGATTTTGTTTGTCTTTCGATTGGTTTTTCTACTGCTTCAGTTAATAAAAGTTCAATTGTTATATCTTTTACAGCGTTAGCTGGATCATTTAGATATTTAGTTATTACTGAAAGCCAAGGAGAATCCACCATATAACCGAGATTTTCTTTTTCAATCTGGTTTTCCTGTTCAAAGGATAAAAAGTGCGATTCTTTATTTTTAAAGGCATGAACAGCAGCCGACCAAATGGAGTCACGTTCAAGCTGTAAGGAATCGAGGTCGATTGATTTTAAAGTGCAGGGTATTATATGAAATCTTCTGTTACCTGTGTCATCTATTAATAAACCTGATTCTTTATTGGTTGATCCGACAATGATGCCTCTTCTTGGCCACTCTTCAACAGCTTTACCGTAGGGAACTCTTAGCAGGTCTGTGGATCTTGATAGAAAGGCTTTTATTGTGCCTGCGTGTTTGCGACTTGTTACACCATCAATTTCTGACCATTCCATTCCCCATGAACGGTGGAGAACGAGAAGATCATCTTTTGAAGAAATATCACCGAGGGCATCTGAGAAGAAGGGGCCAAATAATGTTTGCCAGAATGATGATTTTTTTATACCTTGAGAACCTTGTAGAACAGTTGCCGAATCATGCTTACAACCTGGTATATAAACTCTTCTTACTGCATTTATCAGAGTAAGTTTAAGCATCACATCATATATGGTCGGCTCTTTCAGGTTTTGATCTTGTGGCCGAAGATATGTTGAGGCAAGTCTATCTATATATGTTGGTTGGATTTCGTTGTAGCAATGATCTAGATAAAGCTTTACTGGATCATATTCATTTTCATGAGCTACTTTAAGGAGACAGTCTATGGCCATTTCCTTCGGCACTTTATAACCAAGTTCTGCAAGTGTCAGGTAGAAAAGTTCAATATTTTTTATAACTTTGCCATCCATTTCTATTGAATGTGAAAAGGTATTAAATCTTATTTCCTGTTTCAGGTTGCGTAAAAAGTTTATAAGTTCCTGTGATGTGAGTTGTTCTAATTTACGAGGAACTGGTGTTGGTTCTTCTGCTGGTTTTATTGAAGTGGGGAAGGATCGTGGTGGTGGAGTCCAACCATCTTCTGATGCAAACTTCTGGAGAGTGCCAAGGGAAACCCCAGATGATTTGAAGGATTGCCATTTTTTTTCACATTCACCTGATTGATACTTGCTGTTCTTTTGTGAAAGTTGTTCCCAATCATGTAGGAGTGAATTATCACCAACTGAATGTGCAGCCATACCAATTTTGAGCCAAGCATCATAATCATCTAAACGATTTGGATTTATTGATTGAAGAAGAGAACGTGCTTTATCAGTATCTGAATTAAGAGTTTGTATCTGTGGAGTTTTTTTCTTTTTCGGCTCCATCATCTTTTCAATTATGGCAATGGGAGCTTCTGCTATTTCTTTAATATCTCTTGGTGAACGACCATCCATCCACCTGTAGCCGTCAGTCATTGGATGTGAACCAGATACTATTGACTGTGTACCATTCCACCGTAATTCGATCTGTTCAACAGAACCATCTTCATCTTTTACACCTGTTTGAAATTTGCGTGTCTTTATTTTTGACCAATACTTTTGAGGGACTTGGTAAATTATCTGAAATCTACCGACCCGACCTGATGTGACCATCCATGATGGTGGTAGAGAGGAAAGAGAAAAACCCCATTCACCTAATATCTTTGCAGCTGACGGCCCATCATGGTCTAGGAATAGAAGACCACCTGAAGGAACACCGCAGCAAACACCGATACCTGTGGATCGTTTTGCTACAAGTTCTTTAATAAGTTCAGATTTTTTTAGCGGATTATTTTGCCAATCATTTTGATAGGGTCTTTTATTTTTTACGGCAACATAACCCCACGCCTTTGGTAAGGCAGATAATTCTTCTTTTATATCCATTTTTATTAGTCGTTATTTTTTGTATTTACTTTTCTCCA